GAACATCACCCAGGCCACCGCCAGGGACTGTCTGAGGGACGCCATAACCGCCCTGGAGGCCGCCGGGTATCGGATCGTGTTCCATGTCCACGACGAGGTCATAGCCGATATGCCGGAGGGCACCGGCTCCCTGGTGGAGATGCAGGAGATCATGGGCCGCCCCCTGTCCTGGGCATCTGGGCTGCCCCTGCGGGCGGCTGGCTTCGAGGCCGGCTTCTACATGAAAGATTAAGGAGGGACCATATGCCAAAGCTCACCCATGACGGAGAGATCCATATCTCCACCTTCAACTCCCGGATGGCCAAGACCGGGAAAAACAAAAAACTGCTTTGGTCCGAGTTCCTTCCCTCCCTGCTGCGGACTACCACCACCAAAGAAACCATCCAGGAATATTTCAAGATGGGCAAGGACGAACAGGACCGCATCAAGGACGTGGGGGCCTATGTGGGCGGCTGGCTGAAGGAGGGCAGGCGCAAGACGGGGTGCGTGGAACACCGCACCCTGCTCACCCTCGACGCCGACTTCGCCCAGCCTGACATGCTGGACGCCTTTGACCTGGTGTACGGCTGCGCCGTGGCGGTCTACCCCACCCACAAGCACACCCCGGAGAAGCCCCGCCTGCGGTTCGTGATCCCCCTGGCCCGGCCTGTGTCGGCGGAGGAATACGAAGCCTTGGGCCGCCGGGTGGCTGGGGACCTGGGCATTGACCTTTTCGACGATACCACCTACCAGGCCACCCGGATCATGTACTACCCCAGCACGGCGGCCAATGGGGAGTTCAAGCCTGAATACCGGGACGCCCCCTGGCTGGACCCGGACAAGGTCCTGGCCCAATACCCCGACTGGCGGGACACGTCCTATTGGCCCACGTCCTCCCGTGTCGACGCTGCCCGGAGCCGTGAGGCCAAAAAGCAGGGCAATCCCCTGGAGAAGCCTGGCCTCGTGGGAGCGTTCTGCCGGTGCTACGATGTCGATACAGCTATTGAAAAGTTCCTGCCCGATATCTATACCGCCTGCGCCCTGCCGGGCCGCTACACCTACGCCAACGGGTCCACGGCGGCGGGGCTGGTGCTGTACGACGATGGCGTGTTCGCTTACTCCAACCACGCCACCGACCCAGCCTCCGGGAAGCTGTGCAACGCCTTTGACCTGGTCCGGGTCCACCTCTACGGGGACCGGGACGAGGACGCCACCCAGGATACCCCCATGTCCCGCCGCCCCTCGTTCCTTGCCATGACAGAGCTGGCGGAGAACGACCTAGAGGTGAAGCGGTTACTACACAAAGAACGTATGGACCGGGCCAGGGCGGACTTCGACCCGCCGCCGGATGACGAACACTGGGAGGACCGGCTGGACACCAGCAAGGGCAAGGTCCTCTCCAACGTCCACAACGCCCATCTTATCATCTGCAACGACCCCCGCCTGAAGGGCTGCGTGGCCTACAATGCGCTGAAGGTGCGCCTGGTGGCGCTCCGGGACCTCCCTTGGCGGAAGGTGCTGGACACGGTTAACGGCGACACCTGGGCGGACTCCGACGACACTCGCCTGTTTCAATTCCTGGAGGAAGAATACGGCGTGACCGGCGAAAACAAAATCAGAAACGGGCTGCTCAACGCCGCCAATGACAACACCATTCACCCCATCCGCGACTACCTGGAGGGGCTTGTCTGGGACGGAACGCCCCGGCTTGACGGCCTGCTCGTGGACTACCTGGGGGCAGAAGATACCCCCTACACCCGCGCTGTGACCAAGAAAACATTCACGGCGGCAGCGGCCCGTGTCTTTGAGCCAGGCTGCAAGTTCGACTATGTGCTGGTGCTGGCAGGCCCCCAGGGGCGCGGAAAGAGCACCCTTGTGGCAAAGATGGCCAGGGGCTGGTATACGGACAGCCTGGCCGGGATCGGTACCAAGGAGGCGTATGAGGGCCTCCAGGGCTATTGGCTGGTTGAGCTGGGAGAACTGGCCGCTATGCGGAAGATAGAGATTGAGACCATCAAGAATTTTATCAGCAAGCAGGTGGACAGCTACCGGGCCGCCTATGGCCGCCGGGTGGAGGACCACCCACGGCAATGCGTGTTCATCGGCACCACCAACTCCACCGCGTTCCTCCGGGACGACACCGGCAACCGGCGGTTCTGGCCGGTGCGGCTGCTGGCGCAGGCCCCAGTGAAAACTGTATGGGGCGACCTGACCCCGCCCGTCATTGACCAACTCTGGGCCGAGGCCGTGGCGCTGTACCGGGAGGGAGAGCTTTTGACGCTGCCGCCGGAGCTGGCGGACTACGCCCTGGAGCAACAGCAGAATTTCACCGAGGACGACCCACGGGCCGGAGAGGTGGCGGAGTTCCTGGACCGGCCTTTGCCAGCGGACTGGGAGAAAAAGGACAAGGCCGCCCGGCAGCTCTGGCTTAGTGACGAACTGACCGCCGGGCAGGGCGTGACATGGCGGAACCGGGTCTGTATCGCAGAAATTTGGAATGAGCTTTTTCATGAGGATACCAGCCGGCTGGACCGCCAGCGCGGGGATCAGCTGCGGGCCATCATGCGGAATATGCCCGGCTGGCGTGAGGTCGCTAAAAAGCAGAAATGTGGCCCCTATGGGGTGCAGAGGTGCTTTGAGCGTGTGGCCGAATAAGAGCCAATTTATCCCGGTTGCCGTGGTTGCCGTTAGGTTGCCGGTACCGGCAACCGGGATAAACCGTTGAGCGGTCAGGGGTTAACGGGAACGGTTGCCGCGGTTGCCGTAAATCCTATAGGAAACTGAAATTAAAGAGATGAAAGAGAAAAAGCGCGTGTTGCCCGCTTAATGCGCCTGCGTATACGCGCGCGAGAGACGGCAACCGGCAACCAGACCAAAATCCAAAGCATGTTTGAATTCGGAGGTTTTCATGGAAAAAACAGTGGAAGCATATCTCCGCGGCCGGGTAAAAGCGGCAGGCGGCCTCGCCTTGAAACTGGTATGCCCTGGGTGGACCGGGGTGCCGGACCGGCTAATACTCCTTCCGGGGGCCAGGGTCTACTTTGCGGAAACAAAGGACCTCGGCAAGACCCCAAAGCGGAGGCAGCGTTATGTGCATGGGCGGCTGCGGGCCTTGGGGTTCCAGGTCTTTGTGCCAGATAGCAAGCCTGCCGTCGATACCATGATGGCTACCATCAGCGGGGAGGGGTTGACATGAAGTACACCCCCCACGAATACCAACAGTTTTGTATCGACTATCTTCTGGACCACCCCGCTGCCGGGCTGTTCCTGAAACCGGGCATGGGAAAAACGTCCGTGGCCCTGACGGTGGCGGACCGGCTGTTGTATGACAGCTTCGAGGTGTCCAAGGTCCTGGTGATCGCACCCCTGCGGGTGGCGGAGGACACCTGGAGCCGGGAAAGCGAAAAGTGGGACCACCTGCGCCATCTGCGGATTAGCAAGGTCCTGGGGACCGCACAACAGCGGCGGGCGGCCCTGGCCCGGAGCGCCGACGTCTACTGCATCAACCGGGAGAACGTGGCGTGGCTGGTGAAGTATTACGGCACGGACTGGCCCTTCGACCTGGTTATTGTTGACGAGCTGTCCAGCTTCCGAAATCCCAGCTCCCAACGCTTCAAGGCCCTGCGGAAAGTGCGGCCCCTGATTAAGCGCCTGTGGGGCCTGACCGGCACTCCCCGGCCTAGGGGCCTACTGGATCTCTGGGCGCAAGTGTACCTACTGGATCAGGGGGAACGGCTGGGCCGGACGTTTACCGCATACCGCAATCAATACTTCACCCCTGGCCGTCAAAACGGGTATGTGATCTATGAGTGGAAGTCCAGGCCGGGGACGGAGGACCAGGTCTACAGCCTGATCTCCGATATTTGCGTAAGCCTGGAGACCAAGGGCAACGTGAAGATGCCGGAGCTGGTGGAGACCGTGAGGCCGGTGGTCCTGTCCCCGGAGGCCCGGTCCTTATATGAGAGCATGGAGCGGGACGCCCTTCTGGAGCTGGCCGAGGACGTCATAGACGCCGGGAGTGCGGCGGCGGTCAACGGGAAGCTGTTGCAGATTGCGGGCGGGGCCGTGTACGATGAGGACCACATCGCCCACGAGCTTCATACCGACAAGCTGGACGTCCTGGAGGATGTTCTGGAGGAGGCCACCGGGGAGCCGGTATTGGTGGCCTACCGATACCAGCACGAGCGGGAGCGTATCATGGCCCGGTTCCCCCAGGCGGTACAGCTGAAGGACAGCGACACCATAGCGGCCTGGAACCGTGGGGAGATACCCTTGCTGCTGGCCCACCCTGCCGGGGTCGGGCATGGGCTGAACCTCCAGGACGGTGGGCACATCGTCGTTTGGTATGGCCCCATGTACGACCTGGAGCTTGACGAGCAATTCAATGACCGGCTGCACCGGCAGGGGCAGCGGTCCGCCACCACCAGCGTGATCTACCTGGTGGCCGAGGGCACCGTGGAGCAGGACGCTATGGCTGCCCTTCGGGAAAAGGCCGAAGGGCAAAACGCCATGATGGCCGCCATTCGGGCCAGGCTGAAAAAATATCGGGATATGGAGGAGATGGCGCAATGAACTGGAAACGCGAAGCAGCTGACAAGCTGAAAAACTATGAGGCCCACAAGCAGGCCCTGGAGAACATACCCAGGGAGATCAAGCGCCTGGAGTCGGCGTATACGGGCCTGCGCAGCGCCAGCACAGAAAACGCCCCCGTGTCCGGAGGCGGCGGCACGCGGGAGGACTGCGTGTTGTCCAACATCGTCCTGCGGGACGAGCTGAAGCGGCGGCTGAAGGAGGCCCGTCTGTGGACGGCCCAGGTGGACAAGGCGCTGGCGGTCCTGGGCGAGGAGGAAAAACTTGTTTTGGACCGATTTTACATCCATCGGGCAAAGGGGGCTGTCGAGGCTCTGTGCGAGAGCCTGAGCCTGGAGAAAAGCGCCGTCTATGATAGGCGGGACAAGGCTTTGCGGCATTTCACCCTAGCCCTCTATGGGGTCACTGAGACAGAGTAAAAAAGTCCGGAAAAAAACCGGGCGATTTTTCCGGAACGCCGTGCTATAATGCTACCATACGAAATGCGCCGCCGGACAGCCGGGGCGCATTTCTGATTTTCGAGAAGGATGGTGAAATTATGGGTGCAGCGGGCAGACCCCGCAGGTTCAAAAGCGCAAAGGCCCTGCGCGCGGCGTGGGATGAGTACAAAGCCTGGTGCGGCGACCAAAAGGTGCTGACCCACGATTTCAGCGCGAAAAATTCCGAGTTCGTCTCCGCGGAGCTCAGGCGCAGCGTGACCTGCACCATTGAGGGCTTCTGCATGTGGGCGGGGCTGGCCCGGTCGGCGTTCTACGAGACTTACGGAAAGCAGTATCCGGACACCGTTACGCGCATGAAGGAGGAGTGCGAGGTGGACGCCCGGATGAAATTCGAGCTGGGCGTCCTCGACCCAAAGCTGGCCGCCCTCTGGATGAGCCGGCACGGGTACAGTACGAAAACGGAGAATACGGCGGCCGGTCCCCAGGAGGACGACCCCATCACCAGGAGCTTGAAGGAGGTGGGCTGGGATGCTTTCGCCGAAACAGCTGGAAATCCTGCGGTGGCCGTACACGGGGAAACGGGCCCTGATCTGTGACGGCGCGGTCCGGTCCGGCAAGACCTCCATCATGTCGCTGTCCTTCCTGCTGTGGGCCATGGGGGCCTTCGACGGGCGCAGCTTTGGGCTGTGCGGCAAGACCGTGGGCAGCGCGGAGCGGAATATCATTCAGCCTCTGCTGGGCGTGGTCTATCTTCAAAAAAATTTCGGGCTGGATTACTGCCGGTCCAGCCACGTGCTCACCGTCACCCGGGGGCGTAAATCCAACCGGTTTTACGTCTTTGGGGGCCGGGACGAGTCCAGCTATATGCTGATCCAGGGGGTCACCCTGGCGGGGGTGCTGCTGGATGAAGCCGCCCTGATGCCCCGGTCCTTTGTGGAGCAGGCCCTGGCCCGGTGCTCCGTGGCGGGGGCAAAGCTTTGGTTCAACTGCAACCCGGACGTGCCGGAGCACTGGTTCCGCAAGGAATGGCTGTTAAAGCTTGCGGAGAAGAACGCCACCCACCTGCATTTTCGCATGGAGGACAACCCCAGCCTGTCCCCGGAGACCCTGGAGATGTACCGGAGCCTCTACACGGGGGTATTCAAAAAACGCTATATCGACGGGGAGTGGACCGCCGGAGACGGTCTGATTTACGATATGTTCGACCCGGAGGTCCACACCTACACGGACCAGACCCGCCCCCAGGGCCTGCCCTACCTGGCCGCCCGGCATATCGCCTGCGACTACGGTACAACGAACCCGTTTGTGCTGCTGGACCTCTACGACGACGGGGAGACGGTCTGGGCGGACAACGAGTACCGCTGGGACAGCCGGGCGCAGTTTTCGCAGAAAACCGACCAGGAGTACGCGGACGCGTTTCTGGAATTCCGCGGGGAGGACCCCCAGTTTTTCTGCCCCGCCGTGGTGGACCCGTCGGCGGCCAGCTTTATCGAGGCTCTGCGGCGCAGGGGCGCGTATGTGATCCCCGGCGAGAACGACGTACTGGACGGGATCCGGCGCGTCAGCTCCCTGCTTGCCCGCCGGACATTACGCATCCATGCGGAACGCTGCCCGGGGCTGATCGGGGAGCTTCAGAGCTATGTGTGGGACAGCAAGGCGGCGGCGATGGGCGTGGAGCGGCCGGTGAAAAACCTGGACCACGGGCCGGACGCGCTGCGCTACTATGTGAATACCTGTCTGCCCAAGTGGCGGTACGGGGAGGAGGGTTAGCTTGTATTCCAATCCACTGTTTCGTCTGGGCTTCGGGTCCCAGTCGCCCCTGGAGGCGACGGAATACCCCCTGACCCGGCTGACCGGCAGCTATACCCTGCTCAACTCCCTGTACCGGGACAACTGGGTGGTCCAGAACGTCATCGGCATCATTCCGGACGATATGCTGCGCAAGTGGTTCACGCTTTCCGGCCCTCTGGACCCCGACCGCCTGCTGGCATTGGAGCAGGTGCAGCGGACGACAGCCCTGCGGGAGAGCCTGAACGAGGGGCTGCGCTGGGGGCGGCTGTACGGCGGGGCGGCGGGGCTGATCCTGCTCCGGGGCCAGGAATCCATGCTGGACCGCCCCCTGGACTGGGATTTGATTCTGCCGGGGAGTTTTCAGGGGCTTTACATCCTGGACCGCTGGTGCGGTATCGCCCCGGAGCTGGGGCTGGTCTACGACGGCCGGGGGCGTATGGTCCCGGAGTTTTACACCATTTACGGGGAGGGCGGGGGAGTGGCGGCGCGGGTCCACCACTCCCGGATTATCCGCTTCATTGGCCGGGAGCTGCCCTATCTGGAACGTATGGCGGAGCTGTATTGGGGCGAATCCGAGGTGGAAGCCCTCTACCAGGACGTGGTCAAGCACGACAACGTGGCGGCCAACATGGCGGCGCTGACCTTCCGGGCCAATACCGACACCATGGAGGTCCAGAATCTGGACCAGCTCTTTTCCCTCTCCTCCAGGGAGACCCAGCGGCGGTTCTGGGAGATGATGCAGGCCCAGAGTGTGCTGAAATCCAACTTCGGGATGCAGCTGGTGAACAAGGGCGACCAGATTAAAAACACCCAGTATACGTTCACCGGTCTGGAGGAGGTCTACGAGGCCATGTGCCTGGATCTGTCCGGGGCCAGCCGCATCCCCATGACCAAGTTATTCGGACGCGCCCCCGCCGGTATGAACGCCACCGGGGAGAGCGATATGCAGAACTACCTGGACTACATCGACACCCTGCGGGAAAACCGCCTGCGGCCCATTTTGGAACAGCTCCTGCCAGTGCTGGCCCTGTCGGCCTGGGGGGAGCTGCCGGAGGGGCTGGAGATCACATTCCCGCCTCTGTGGACACCCAAAGCGGACGAGCTGGCGGAGATTGCAAAGGCCAAAACCGAGACCGTCATTACGGCCTTCCAGTCCGGCCTGCTCACCGCCGGCGCCGCCCAGATGGAGCTGAAAAAGCTGGCAAAAGAAACGGGGCTGTTCGACTCCATCTCCGACGAGGAAATCGCGGCCAACAAGGGCAGGACCTATCAGGACGTGACCGCCCTGCGGGACCCGCTGGCGGGGCTGGGGCTTGACCCATGAACCGGGACCTGCTGAAGCTCCTGACCGGCCTGTTCCTCCAGGCCGAAACGGACATTGTGAACGAAATCGGCCGGCTCAGGAGCCGGGGCCTGACCGACTACCACGCGGAAGCCGCCCTGGAGCGTGTCCAGGCCATTCTGCGCAAGCTGGAAAACGACTGCTGGAAATACGTCCCCCAGATGGTCGAGCGGCAGTTCTACGTTCACCACCCGGAGGCGCGTAAAACTTTGGAATTTCCGGAGACGGCCGAAAAACACCGGCGGGGCTATCTGAACGCCTGTGTTCTCACCGGCGAGCAGACGGACATTGTCAACCGGCTGGTGATGAACCTGATGGGGGAGGTCGTGGAGGGCGATCTGACCGTGTACGCCACCCTGGAGCGTGCCTTGCTGGGCCGGCGGGAGAACGATAGGTTCCGGCCGGCCGGGCTGTCCCAGACGGCCCTGGCCCAGGCCAAAGGCCAGGGGCTGTTCCGGGCGGTCCCCGGCTTTGTGGAGGCCCTGCGCCGGGATGGCGTCACCGCGTTTATCGACCGGGCGGGGAGGCGCTGGAGCCTGCATACTTACGGCAGCATGGTGCTGCGGACCACCTCCCGGCAGGCGGAGGTGCTGTCCGTCCTGACCCGGGACCCGGAGCAGGATCTGTACAAAATCAGCCG